ACTGTCATGTCCTTCCTTTGGCAAACATGCCTTCAAGGCGAGTCTCGATGACCTTGGCTTTTTCGCCCGAGGTCTTCGCGCCTTTCATCGCCTTGTTGAAGTTGAGTTTGTCGGCGGTCGCCTGCGGCATGCGCTCGCTCCCGGCTCCCGGCCTGACGACTTTTTGTGCGGCCGTGGTGGCTTTACCCACGCCTGCCTGCACCTTGTCATACTGCATGGCTTTCCAGATCACTTTGTAGGATCGCGCATCGAGCAGCACGTTGTCGATTTCCGCATCACTGAGACCTTCGCTTTTAGCGTAGGCGCGCATGGCCTTTTCGGTTTCCTCGGTGAAGCCGGCAATCGATTTGGACGCGAGCTCGCGGGATTTGCCGCGCAGTTCATCGATCTTCGCTTTCATCTCGGCCGTGAATTTCGTGCGTTTCTCACCGATCGATGAGGTGAGGAACGCGCGACGCTCCTTGATCGAATCGATTTCTACCTTGTGCCGTAGCATCTGGTCCGTGGACATCTGCGACCAGTCGAGTTTCCCGGCCTGCTGCAGATAGGCGTCGATGACGGCTATTTCCTGCTGCTCAGGGGCAATGGATTCGATGAAGGTGCTCTGTAACTGGCCCTGTTGCGCCAGTTCTCGCATCTGATCGAGTGATCTTCTCTGTTCGGCCAGCTCCTGGGTCTTCTTGGTGTAGTCCTCGTTACGCATGAACGCGTCTTTGAGGCCCACCGGGACCTGGATTTTCTGGCCTTCCCAGTCAAGCTCAGCCAAGCCGGTGTCGGTGTTCTCGGTCTGAGAGTCTGCCGCAGCAGTATCCTCAGCACCGGGGAGTCCGAACTTGCCGGCAATGCGATCTTCAACCGACTGCTCGGTGGCTTGGTCGGTTGTGGTTTCTTCAGCCATGGATCACCTGAATAGATGCCGTAAGGGATGGGTGCGACGTTTCTCTTCCTCGGCGAGCCTGAAACTGGCGATCTTGCCTTGGTTCAAGGCGAGCTCGAGGTTCGCTCTCACATCGCGCAAGAGCTTCAAACACCGGCGTAGATCCTCCGCCGTGCCACTATCCGACAGCGGAGTCTTTTCGATCAGTTGAATAATGGCTGCGCGGGTGTTCTCCCACGCTTCCTGGTAGATCGGACTGTCGAGGACCGCTTTTGCCTTGTTGGCGCGGTCCACAAGGGTCTGTTCGTTAGCCATCGGGTCGCACCCTCGCGCCTCGCACGAAGCCCATAGGCTGAGTGTAGCGGCGCGGCTGCTTGTGCATCGACTTGACACGCAACTTGGCCGCGTCTTTGTGCCTGATCGCCCGCTCCGTTCGCGTACGCGCGACGTTGGCCGAAGCCGGAGGGTGCTTTTCACTCATGGGCAAACGGGAGGCAATACATCAAGAATCAGGCAATCCTCCCGCAGCGAGTCCAGTTCCTCCTGGCTCACCGGGATCAGCTGACCGGGCTTGATCGGGATCGCCTGCGTGAGAGCTTGCCAAGCGGGACTATCGCGCCGGATCGCCATGACGCGCATTACGGGAATCTCGACGGCGACTTTTTCCGTCATGGCGAGGGCGTCACGGTGCCACTGTTCTTCGCCCCCGCCACCACATGCCCGATCGCATCCCCGATGGTCGGAATATCCACCCCGTGCTGAGTGATGGCTTTCTTCGCCTTTTCCAACGAAGTTCCGCCATCCTCGGTCGCGCCCATGGAGTTCAGGATCGCGTCATGGGTCGCTTTGAGGTGCTGGAGCGAATGGCTCGCGTGCGTGTCGTGCTGGGCCGTGATCGCCTTGATCCCCACTCCCGCATCGATCGCGTAACGCTCCACCGCGGCCTTACGGCGGCTTTCGACCTCCCGTTGTAGGAGCTGAGCGGCCTCGATCTTCTCCTTGCTCGCGTTCTCCATGGCGGTCTTCTGCAAGGCCTCGGGCGGCTGCGGGGGCGGCGCCGGGATGTTCCGCGGGTCGGTCCAGAACCGATCCGGACTTGCGAAGTCCGCGGCCTTGGTCATTTCCACCAAGGTATTGTAGTAGTTCTCCGGCGTACAGATCGGGATCCGTAGCTGCAAGGCTTCCGACTGCTTGGCCGCGATCATCGCCAGTCTCGCCAGCTGCGCGTCCTTATTGCCGGCCGAGAACGCGACACAGATCTTGAAACGGTTCCGAGTTCGCCATCCCCCGGGATCCACTTCCGCCCACTGGCCCTTCAGCTGCACCATCTGGCGCTTGTGCCCCATTTTGAGCACTTGCTCGTGAACGATCGCAAACAAGTCCTCGATCGCAAAGGCCATGATCCGGGCAATCTGCTCGACCCGAGCCGCCGCCATGGAGGAAAGCTGATTCACCGTTCCCGGCTGGATGTTCGCGAGTTGCGCCCCATCGATCCCCTGGAAGTTGTTGTTGACCCCAGTGCGGTTCTGGCGCACCTGGTCCATGTACTCAAGCCCCGCCACAGCCTGAGGAAAGACGAACGGGGTGTCTTCGTAGCGAATCTGATTGATGTCGCTCGCGCGGATCAATCCACCGGGACGTGATATCAGAGCATCGTCCATGTTGACGAATTGCTCGTTGATCACCTTCTGGGCGTTGTTCGCCAGATACAGGTTATCCAGCCCCTGCCTCAGGATCGCAGTCTTGATCCGCTGAATGTCAGACACCATGTCCGCGATCGCCACGCCTAAGTGACGGTGGGGCAACGGACAGGCCACTCCTGATGCCACGGGAATCCGCGAGACTTCCTCGCGGTACAAAATCCGTCGACCGACGCGCATGATCTGCAGAAGCTCGGCTTGTCCATCCCCGTCGTAATCGACGCGAATCCAGATCATCCGCGCTTTCACCCGTCGCATGGAAGGATCGGAGGGTTTGTAGCGCTCCAGACGCTGTTCACCATACTGATCCCGCGCCATGTCCTCCTGGGTGTAGAGCTCCGGATCGTCCGCGACGTCATCGGGGACATCGAATCCTTGCTCACGAAGCTCTGTGAGTGTCGTTTCCTCCCAGTACTCGAAATAGTTGCACTTATCGTCGATGCGCCAGGAGAACGCCCGCTGATCGACCTTCACCCGCTCAGGAGGCAATACCCGGATACACAGTTCCTTGCTGCTGTTGACGCGCCTCACCGTCACATCGTACAGACTCGCCGGCCTCATCATGGGTTGCCCGTTCTCATCCACGATCGGCTGACCGGACTGCGGATCCATCACCGGGTCTGGAGGTAGGTCGGGAGCCGGATACTGCCGGCTCTCGATGATCGTGACGTCCGGATCCTGCATGAGAAAACTCACGCCCGCGACGGTTTGCTGCTCGTATCGCTCGATCTCGACTTTCCGGGAATTGTCGCGGTAGACCAGGAAGTACGCGTTCTTCGTAAGCAACGCATCGGTTGACCATTCCAGGAACAGATCGAACCAGGCGTGTTTCTCCGTCACTACCCAGTTGAGGTAGGCCGACTCCTGCTTCGCCTGCGCGTCGTCCTTGTCGTTCTCGGGGAGCAAGGTCACGACATCGTCCCCGTTCGCGAAGATCCGGCACAGTGAGGGCAGGATCCACTGTACGGTTTCGAACACACTTCGATCAATGACGTTCGATTGACCTTCTGGCGCAGGATCTACGTTCTTGCCCAGGTACAGATCGATGTTCAGCGCGCGCTCGGCCGATAGCGCTGCGGTCAGACTCGAAAGATTCGAGCCATAAGACCGCTCGCCCGCGTCATCAATCGCGGCAATGAGGCCAGCTTCGTCCATCTAGGCGCGCTTCGAGAGGCTCAATGTGGGCCGCGGCGGCTCGGGCTTGGACTCAGGAATAGGTTGACGCACATCGCGAAGTTCCAGCGCGATGATCCGCGCTTTTAACACGGCAATTTCGGCCTTCAGTTCCTGAATCATCGCAAACAGTGCAAGGCTCATGCGTAAATTCCTTCAAGCATAGGCGCGCTTCGGGTAGTTGAGAGGTTTGCGCGACAGATTCGGCAAGCCCTTGGCGAAAGTCAGGCAGAACGCATCCGCCAGATCAGGAGAAATCACACCGCGACTTTTCATCTCGTCCTTGCTCTCCACCTGTAACTTGCCGTTGGACAGCACCCGATAGGACGGCAGAGTCAATTCTGCAATCAGTCCATCATCGTTCGGCATTGTTACATCCCGCCGCGCATACCATTCACGTGCTTCGAACCACAACTCATCGCGCATGCGGCTGTAACGATTCTCCACACTCGGACTCTCCGCTACATTGATACCCATGACCGGCAGGGAAAGTTCGCGGCACCGATCAACAACCCCAGCGCCTAACCCAATGACATCGACGTAGATCGCCTTCGGTTTCACAGCGGCCGTGTCGTATTCGATCTTGATCAACCCCGCCACCTGCATCGTGTCCTTGCCACGCCAGGACTTGAGCGGTTCGAGCAATGCGTTACCCGCTCGTTTGGCAAGTGCCGTGCGGTCTTCTCCAAAGCGCGCGACATCCACGCCCCAAATATGATCCCCGAACGCTTTGACGTTGCGCCCGACCGCACTTTCGATCAGCGCAAGCGGGATCACTCCGTCCGGATTGCCGGCAAACTCCCCTTTGACCCGGATGCGGTAGATGGCACTCTCTTCGCCATACTTCTCCCGCATCTCATCAACGTAGCTCTTGGAAACGAGCTCGGACTTCTCTCCATCCCAGTGCAGCGGCGCCCACTGGTCTCGCATCCGATGATGGGAGTCGTGGAAGTACCCCTCCATCCGAGTGGGATTGCCGGCCATGACCACGAACACCCAGCCGGTCGAGAGCGCACCTTCAGCGGTCTGAAAGACCGGCTCGGGGATACCGGAGGCTTCATCGATCAGAAACAGCAGGTGTTCGGAGTGAAATCCCTGTAGGGCTTCGGGTTGCTCGGGCCTCGAGGTACGGGCCACCGCAAAGGATTCTTCCGGAGCGGCCTTTAACCTGAACCGCTCGGCGGTCCACTCGAATTCGCAAGCGAGCTCCGGCGCACGCTCCTTCATCGCCCGGTGCCACTTCGCGACCTCCGCCCACAGGACGTCGTTCAACTGATGCGAGGTCGGCGCGGTACACGGTACCTTGGCCGGGAAGTAGCACGAGAGGAACCACAAGAGGCACCAGGCCTCGAACGCACTCTTGCCCGTACCGTGACCCGACCTGATCGAAACCCGCCTGCGGGCCACCAGCTTGGCGGAGGCGTCCCATTGCTGTTCGGTGGGCTTGGCTCCGAGGGCCTCCTGGGCGAATAGCGCCGGGCCGCCCTCACGCCACCGGACTATCGTCGCTCTTGCTGAATCCAGTAAGGACGGCGAGGAGACCTGCTCCGGCGTCGAAGTTGGCATCGATGGTCTGCGCGGGTTTGCCGTCTAACCGGTTGCCGATTTCAGCAATGCAATCCTTGTCCCCCGCGAGTGCTCCGAGCACGACCTTTTCAGCAATCTTCTCAAGCGCTTGACCGGCCTTAACCGCTCCATCTTCCGTGGCAAAACGAGTCAGGGCTTTGTGCAGGGCATCGCGCCAGGATTTTCCTTTGACCCCGTTCTGATTACCGAGCGGTGCGCCGGCAGGCATTAAACCGATTCCACAATCTTGATTTCACAGACTGAACGGATCGTCCGTGAC